CTAGTTGGCGGCGGTAGGTGCCGCGTCCGTAGGGTTTGGGTTTGTTTGATCCACCGCTTCAATGTCCATGTCTGGGTTTTGTTTCAACCATTCAGACCATGTGGCTGGCATAGTTTCGCCCGCCAGTTTGTACAGATGGAACGCCCAGCAAACCATGTCGTTCACGCCGATACCGCGTCCGTCTGACACTTTGCGGTTTTCTGATTTTTCCCATTCGCTGATCACCAACAGGTTTGTGGTTACATCGCGCGGTGGGGTGTTTTCGTTCAGGGTGATGCGTAGTTTGATTTTCATTTCAATCCTTCCGTCTGGTTTGGTTTATTGAAATTTAGGCTGTCACGTCAACGCTGTAAACGCCACCTGTGAACGTCAAATCAACTGTTGCCAATTCTCCCAAAGATGAATTGATAACTGGCAGGCTTTCCAAATAGGTGTTTGTCAAAACAAACCCTGGGTTGGTAGCGCTGTCACCTGAACCGTATGCAGGGTTGACCTGTACGGTGCATTTTGTGCCCACTAAATCTTTGAGGCTGGCATATGTTTCTGTGGCCGCATATGACATGAACATTGTGACGGTCAATTCGTTGTTCTCTAGTCCGCCTGTGTAGGTGCGTGATCCTGTTCCAAATGCGGTGTCCTCTAGCGCTTCGACTGTCCGCGTCAATGTTGCAGATGTTGCCTGATCAGTTAGATCAACTAGGGATCCAATGGCTGCGCCAATTTGGACTTTTGGATTGCTCAACTGGGTGCTGGTTGCCATGTGGTTTCTACTCCTTAGGTTTGGTTTTTACTTTAGATGGTTTTGATGCCTTGTCGGTGGATTGTCTAATAAACCCACCAGCCAGCAGATGATCCACGTTGCTATCACCTGGGTCAAATTCGTCACCTGGCGTTCCCAGACGTGGGGAAATGATCACATATTTCATGCTGTTTGCGCCTGTTGCATCACGGTCAATTCATAGCAGGGCAACATCACGCCACCAACGTCAAGGGTGGTTGGACGGCCAGCGGTAACAGATCCAACGCCTGCCAGCACTAACGCGCTTAGGTTCAAAAGGTTTCGCATAGCGTCAAGGTTTGATGGCCCCATTGAAATGATCTGTACTGGCCAACTGATTTTGACAATGTTGTAGTTCCATGCTTCGAATGAGCAGGCACCAATGAAGGCGCATGGTGGAACAAGGTTTCGGGGATCCGTCACTACTTGCAAACCTGTGATGGTTTCCAGTTTGGTTTTTAGATCGTCCAGCGCCTCATTGAACAGGTCTGTGTATGCAACGGGCATCAGGCCACCTGCGGGCGTTGAATACCTAGCAACTGTTTGATGATTGGGGAAAGGCCTGTGGTTGGTGCTGTGCCCATTTCGCTGAACGATGCAAAAACATCAATGCTGCCACGTTGCCTATAAAGCGCGCCACCATATTGAATTGTCCCCAGCGTCACGTCACCTGATGGGCTGGTTGTCAAACTATCGATGTATCCGCTTTCTAATCTTTTGCGGTAACAGTAAGCGTTTGCAGCGCTGGCGCATTGCGTTAGGAATGTGGTATCTGCTGCGGTAGCGGTTCCAATGCCTAGCCAATCTTCAATGTTTCCAGCGGTGATCCATGTGCAAACAGGGTTGTATGCAATGGTTCCTGACGCTGCAACGCGTTCAACATCGGCTGCCGTTTTCGCAAACAACACCTGATTTTCAATCGGTATCTGGTAATCAAACAACAAATCGCCTTGCGTATCCACACCGATGAACAGATGTTGGGGTAACGCATAAACGGAATAGGTACCGTTGAACGTTGCATCAACACCTGCCACGGTGATGGATTGGCCAACTGCAATTTCATTTGGGGTGAGTAATTGCAGGACTGCGTAGTTGTCAACCAGATATTTGTTGGTGACTGTGTAAGTAGCCATGACGGGCAAGCCGCCTTTCTACTAAGCCTGGGTGATCTTGCGGATCATTCCTGGAATTGCTGCGAAGGTTGACGCATAAAGATGGAATGACATTGTGCGACCCAACACCGATGGGTTTTCAAGTGACTGCAAGCCTCTGATGCTTTCGTAGTATTCGAAGGCATCGCCCGATCCCTGACCAACGCGGGTGATGATCATGGTCTTGGCAGCGAAGTTGCTGTCAACTACCAACTGCAAGCCCATTGGGGTTCCATTCCATGATCCTGCGCTTGATGCGCCAAGTGCGTTCTGACCTGTAAGGCCTGCGCCAATGAATGGGAACAATGGGCGCTTGCTGCTGTCCACCAATTGACCAAGTTGTGCCCATACGTCAACTGAAACAAACATGTGTGTCGGCATCCAGTTACGGCCCGATGCAACGTCATTTGCTGCGTCATAAACGGACTTCAACAAATCCTCTGGGGTACCGTCCCAAACACCAGATGATGTTGCTGCGGTCAAAAGATTGTCTGCTGCCAAATTATCGCTGGCAATCATTGCTTCGCCCATCAAGTCATTGAGGATCAATGACATTGCGCTTGGACTAGTGAAATCGATATCTTGCACGGACAATGTGACCTGTCCAGCCAACGTTGTTTTGCTCACGCTGTTTGATGCAATGACCATTGTGGTTGCAGATACAGCAGACAATTCTGGTGACTGTGCAGCAACGCTGGTGTGCGTTGTGATTGTTGGACGAATAAATGTTTTTGATTGTCCGCTGTCTGGGTAAGCGCGTGCGCCTAATGCTTCGACTACTGGACGCAAGAAATTCAGATCCTGAACCAATGGCCCAAGTACTGGAACAGGTAGCAAACCTGGTGTGTCGGTGGTGAGTACGTCACCAGCGGCTGCTTGCAATGCGGTTTTCTTTGACGCTGTGTATTCAGCAACTGCTTTGTTCACGTTTGCGAATGTGTCACCGCCTGCGTGATACGCGGCCATGTATTCGCCAGCGGTTGGCAATGCAAATTCACGTTTTGCTTGTGCAAAAATTGGTGCTGTTGGGATAGTTGCTTCAACTGCTGGTGCTACTGGTTCGGACATCTCTGTTTCCTTTTCAATCGGTTCCTGTGTTTCAGTATTGCTGATTTCCTCTGGCTCTTGGTGGATACTTGCAGCCACTTGTGAGATGTTAGCCATATCACCAAACGCGCCAATTGGAACCAGGCTTAGTTCCTGCCATTCGGCCGCTTCGATAATCATGGTTCCTGCCTCATCGTAAGAAAACTTGGTTGGGTTTACGCCAACGCTGACCTGGTCAATGGTGCCGTCTGCTGCCATTACTAGCGCGTCATTGCCCAATGTTGTGGCGCTGATCTTGGCTGTAAACATCATTCCCTGTTCGGTGTCCACGCGTTCTGTGACAACGCCAACTGGCATTGATGCGTCATGGTACATGAACAGGCGCGGTGCCTTGCCTTCAACAGGCAGGGAACCTGGACGGAAAATAACCTCTGTTCCATCGCTCACGCGGGCAGGAACGTTGTATGGAACCGCGGTTCCAGAAATTGATCGGCGTGGCTGTTCGCCTTGCGCTGCGTCTAGCGTGAAATCGCCTGCAATTAGTTTGATCATTGGTTTGCTAACTCCTCTTGTGTGTTTTCCTCAATAACTGTTTCTGTGCTGTCCATTTTGTCTGCCATAAAATTTTCCTCTAGGTATTCATCAGCATCAAATTCGACATATGTTCCGCGCGGTAAAACATTATCCATTGACAGCGCGCCCGCAATGGCATCTGCATACAACTTGACACCGAACAGGTACAGATCAGCGCGGGCCTGTTGGCTTGACTGGTATGAGTACGCGCCAGTCGCTACGCCCACAAGGTATGGCGGAACGTTTGCTAGGCGTGACATTTCCAGCGCCTGATATTGGCTGGCTTCGATCAATAGCATTTTGTCTGGTGTTGCAGCGGTTTCTGTGTAGGTCAAATACTGGTTCAACGCCGCTGTTTGGTTAGTCGCGCGCGCTGCATTGAATTGTGCAGCAAGATCAGAAAGTTCCTGGGCGCTTAGTGGTTCGCTGTTTTCGGTTTGACGCAATATGCCCGCTGGAATTGATGATGACGCGTTACGGTTTCGCGCTTGCTCTAATTTCAACGCGGTATCAATTGCATTTGGCGCGGAATACACCAGGCCCTGTTCAGGTGATAAGAATTGCACAAGGTTCGCTGGGTCAATTTCTCCGCCCTGAAAATACACTTGTGATGATGGGGCAAACCAGACTGGTGGCGCCATGTCGGTAGTAGTGATTGATCCCGCTGGCAAACGTGTGAACGATGCAGGGTAACCATCAGCGGTACGGCTGGTGATGTACCAAAACGCGCGCCCATAGAACAGCAAATCGTCCAGCGTCCACGCCATTAAAAACTGGTATGAAACAGATGGATCTGGACGGCGTAACCATGAACGCGGTGCAATGTACACCTTTTCCATTTCATCGCCGTTCCACATTTCGTTGTACATTTTCAACGGCATTGATCCAATGACTGATTTGAAAAGTGAGTTTGCGCGGTTGATCGTTGGCACCGAAACGGCAGCGTTTCTTTGTTCACCTTCGCGGTAGGTGTAATACTGGCCGATCATGTTCACGCCAACATTCGATGATGAATAACCTGGCGAAAATCCACCTGCCACCGCTGGTTCACCTACATGGGTGGAAATTGCAGCCTGTTTGGTGCGCGAAAAAATAGCCATGCGTCAAGCATTACACACATTGGGTTGTTGATGGTGACACCAGGCTATGCGAAACCCGACAGAAGGCGAAGGCCAGCCTGGTGCCGTTTTCATATTAGCCATTTGAAACAACCATCATGGGTTTGCCACCAGTTTTTGGTTTGCTGGTCAACGCTGATGCAAACACCGCTAGGCGCGCTAATTCGATAGGCCCACTTGAACGCTGTGATGAAAGCGCTATGGATCCCTGCGACCTGACTGCGACCGCGCGCTGGATATGTTCGGCCAGCATGGTTTCACCTGTGTGGACTAACAATTTTTGGCGGATCATTTGGCGAACGGGATCTGTCCATTTCAAAATTTCGCCATAGCCAACCACCACCCGTTTGCGTTCTAAATGCAACGGCCAATGCAAATCAATTGATGGGGTAATAGCAAATTTGATGGCAGGGTTTTGGTTCAATCGTTCAACGTGTTCCATGACCTGGGCGTATGTGTCCACCATGAATTCAACAGTCACCGCGGTGCGTCCGTCTGGTAAAGCCACGGCGCGCAAACCAAAATACCGTGTTTCATCAACGCTGTTTTCTATGGCTACGGTGCCACCGTCAGGGATCGGCCCATCGAATTGCAATGATTGCCATAGCCCTGGGGTTAGCCAACCTTGATCTGATGCCACCCACAGGTTGCATGATGCGCGAAGGAATTGGGTGCGGTCAGGGTTTTCGCTTTCCGCGGTGATGGTTTCCATTGCCAATGTGTGGCCTAGCGCGGGGTTTCCCCATGCCCATGCGGCAGGGTTCATTGGGTCTAGGTCTGGTGGTGGTGACCATTCAGCAAAATATAGGTTGCCTGTTTTCTTTTGGTCAATCATTCGCAAAGCCTGTTCACGCCATTTGAGGAAGGCCCGTGAATTTTCTGTGCCCGCTGTTGACCAGCAGGACAGCAAAGGCGATTTCTGGGCGCGCATTGCCGGCAACAAACCACCGTCAATTGCTTCGCTGGAAATGTCCCAAATCTCATCAGCCACAATTAGGTTTGGGCTAGTGCCGTGACCAACGGACGGCCCAGCAGCGCGCACAAACCAACGTGAACCATCAGGCATGGTGACGCTGTTACGCCCATAAGAGTGCGAAACCTTTGCACCAAATTTGGCTTCAAGGATTGGGGCCAATTCATCAAACAACATCACACCCAAATCAAGCCTGTGACTAACAGATAACACCAATTGTTTTTTGCCTCTAATGATTGGCATTTTTGTAAGCCACCAACCCACCAACGTCATCAGGGCAACGGTCTTTCCATTCTGCCGCGCTGTTGAAACCAGCGAAATGCGATTGTGCAAATTCAAATCATCGTCATGCACCAACTGGCCAGTCAATGCGCGCAATTGCCAGGGCATCAATTCGATACCCAGCACGTCCCTAGCCCAGCCCCCCAGATCCGCCCCAAACGATCCCAGCCCATCAGGAACCAAAGTTTCTAAGCGCGGCTGGTCATGGCTAGTTGGCGCTGATCCTGGCTGGTTCGGGTCTTTTGATATAGAACTGAGTTGGGTCGGGCCCTT